TGCTGGGTCTGCTGATAGTTCTCTTTGAGTGATAGCACCGTCTACATCCAATTTAGTATCTGGGGCTGTTACTCCTATCCCTACATTGCCACTATTATCAACAAACACATCTTTCTGATTTACATAGCTATCTTTAACTTCTGCTCTTTGAAGATAAAGTGCTTTAATTTCGTCTGCTGATAAGGCTCTGTTGTAGATTTGGACATTGTCTATTGAACCGTCCATAAACCAATCTGTAGTTGAATATCCAATTAAAAACTCTCCATCAACAGTATTGTTTATAGTCCCATCACCCCCAGTAAAAGTTGAACCGATTTGAACACCGTTTTGATACATTTTTAAACTATTAGGAGCAAAAGTAATTGTCAATAAATAATATTCTCCTGCTGTTATTGTAGACGAAAAGTTTATTTCGTTAGTTCCTGCACCATCCTTATACTTAAATCTTATTTTATTAGCATAAGTAGCTAAATAATAATCATAAATTGCCCCTTTCTGAAAAACAATTCTTCCATCACTACCACTCCAGCTGTCTGTTTTAACCCAAGCTGAAAGTGTAAGATTAGTAGTTAATCCCAAACTACTATCATATCCACAGTTTATATAATCATCAGTCCCATCAAAACTAAAAGCACCGCCACCATTAAATCCTCCGTCTGGGTCGTGTGTTGCTCCTGAATTAGTACCGTGATTGTTATATCCTGAACTGTCTAAAACTGTTTCACTTCCTGCACTTCCTGTTAAAGTTTCTGTGTTAAAATTCATTCCAAGAACTAAGCCTTCTTGTGATATTTCTTGAATTGTATTATCACCAAAGGCTACTAGCATATTACCACCGTCATCAACTTGCCACATATTAGTCCAAGAACTGCCTCCTAAGTTCTCTTCTCCTGATAATAGAACATTGCCACCGTCATCAACAGTTAGTTGATTAGTCCAAGTATTAGCTCCTAGGTTTTCTTCACTTTCTTCTCCCATTAAAGTTTTAATCTCTTCTGGAGTACCTGTAAATGTAAATGCTTTTGTAATTCCTACTATTAACAATAATGATAGAGTTATTACTGCAAAAGTTTTGAATATTTTCATATTTTTAAGCACCGATTTATTATTTATTTATTTATTTATTTAATTTTTGCTTAATTGAATAATAGAACTCTTTTAACCTTGCCTTTAAATGTTTTGTATCAAACTTTTCTCCTGCATAGCATTCATTATCATCTTCTAAAGGTTTAATTATTACCATTTCTATTTCACCTTCTAAATCTAAACTTTCGACATATAATGATAACTCATAATAATTATCAAAGCTTTTCTCTTCTCCTTTATTTATTATTAATTTATACATACACCGATTTATTTATTTGAATTATTAATTATATTGTTTTTATTTATCATAAACCTATTTTGCATTTTATTCAACCTAGCTTTTGCTTCTGGACTTTGTTCTGGTAATATTTTCTTCTTAACTTCAAAAAAACAACGCATTATCCAGCAATCACTTTCATCCGGGCTTCTGCCAATAGCATCCTTAATATCTTCTTTCTGTGTTGCCATTCTCTTGCCGTCTCCTTTACTTACATCCTGATAAACTGACAATTCTTCTATTATGTTTTCTTTTTGTTTATTATGTACTTTACTAGCTATTTTATGGTTATTAACCAATTCTGCTAAGGTGAAAACACATTGACTTCTAAGGTTTTTATAATCACTTACTAGAAATTCAGTTGTATTATAACTCACATTGGGCAATTTCACAATATCAGTATCAGTCTTAAATGCTCCATAAGAAGATTTAAATCCAACTATTCCATCTAATAAAGAACTACTTGAAACTCCTGCTCCAACACCTATTGCATCTACTAGTATTTGGCTATAAGGGATTTGCTCTTGACTTGCGTATTCTCTTATCTTATTAATAATGCTTTCAGTGTTTAATCTTTCAAAACTTTCTCTTCTATATTCCTCTAATCCTTCCCAAAAGCTAAAAATAGTCTTATCACTACCGTCATCTGCAATATCAACTATTAAATACTTCTCATCTTCTTTTGTTATTGTATTTGAAAAAACATCTACTAAACAAAGATAATTAAATAATGCTCCTTGATTTTCTACATATTCGGCTAAAAACTCTTGTTTGTATGTTTCGTGGTCCAATTCTTCTTTTGCTTTCTCAATTTCTAACTTAGGTATATATAGATTATCATCTGTAGCAAAATGAAAGCACTCATAATCCGAATCAGTCTCTGCAAGTTTTTCTAATCTTCTAAGGTTTGGGTTCTCTTTCTTAGGTGTTCCAACGAATATAGCTTTTCCACTTGTATCAGTTAAAGCTGGTCTAAATATCTCTTGCCAACCTAAAAAGAAGTTTTTCATTGTATCTAATTCATCAAATACTATCTTATCAGCATTTCTACCCCTAAAGTTCTCTCTATTCTCCCAACCTGCTACAAATATATTACTAAAGCCATTATCAATAGTTGGAATTTTAATTTCTAATCTTTGTTCATTAAATTTTGCTATTCCATTTAATCTTTTTTTAAATATCTCCCAAATAATCTTTCTAGCCTGTAATTGGTTAGGTGCTATATAAATTATATTCCTATCCTTTTTGCTAATAGCATCAAAACACATATCCTCCGCTTCAAGTGTAGTCTTTCCGCTTCTTCTCCCTGCTCTTATAATCTTAAATCTAGCATTTGATTTAATTATCTCCCTTTGTTTTGTGTGTGGTTTTAAATGACTCATCTTCTTTTGTATTAAAACTATTATCAAATGTCATATTCATTTTATGGTTGATGTCTACATTATCGCCAAATTCACCTTTTTTCTTTCTTTTCAGATAATCCATTGCATTGCTATAACTCTCATCAATTCCTTTCATTACCCTAGTTCTAGCCTTTAATATTGGCTTATTCCTTAATTCATCAAAACGCTCTTTAAGTTTTGGATTCTCTTTTATCCAATTATAATAAGTTTGTGTCCTGATATCAGCATAAAAGCAAGCTTCTTCGATAGTTCCATCCATAGAAAAAACACTCTCTAGCTTATTTATAGTTTCATCTGTAAATTTAGTAAATTTCTTTCTTTTTGAATTTGGTGTTCCTGCCATATTTTTAATTTAATTTAATTGCTTTATTTTCTGTATAATCTTCCCACCTTTTAATAATAACATCAATATATCTAGTGTCCAACTCCATTCCGTAACATATTCTATTAGTCTTTTCACAAGCTATTAGAGTAGAGCCACTTCCTAAAAATGTATCTATTACTATATCTTCCTGTTTTGAATTGTTTAAAACTTGCTTTTCTAATAATTCAATAGGTTTCATTGTAGGATGTTCTCTGTTGGCTTTTGGTTTCTCACAATTAACTACACTTAAATTTCTAGTTTTTTGTATATTTAAATTTCTTTTAAACCATTTAAAAGCATCAACTTCACTTTCTGGTATTTTATATACAGTTGTTTTGTTTCGTTCTCCGTACCAACTATGTCCAGCTCCCTCTTTCCATCCATATAAACAAGGTTCGTGTTTCCATTGATAATCTTGTCTTCCCATTACTAAAGAGTTTTTATTCCATATAATACATTGTCTTATTTTGAATCCTGCTTCTTTACAAGCCTTTCTAAAGTTATAGCCCTCTAAGTCAGCGTGCCAAATATAAAAACTTGCACCTGCTTTCATATGTTCACTTAATCTAGAAAAAGCATCTATAAGAAACTGTAAAAAACTACTCTCATCCATTTTATCGTTTTCTATCTTTAAACCATTACTTCCCTCATAGTCTACATTATAAGGAGGGTCTGTTACAACTAAGTCCGCCTTTTTACCATCCATCAGTTTTTCTACATCCTCAATCTTCGTACTATCACCACACATTATGCGATGATTTCCTAACTGATAAATATCCCCAAGCTTTGCTGTTGGTTCTTCAGGTACATCAGGCACTTCATCATCTTTATCGTCAGGTTCAATAATTAAATCTTTATCAAATCCAGTTAAATCTAATAAATCATCATCTAAGCCTTTTAATTCTTCAATAACAAGGTTCATATCCCAATCACTTTCATTTAGTTTGTTATCTGCTAACCTTAGTGCTTTTACCTGCTTTTCTGTTAAGTTTTCCATCCTCACACAAGGCACATCACTGCATTTAAGTTCCTTTAGTGCTATCAACCTACCGTGTCCAGCTATAATTTCGTTATCTTTATCAATTAAAATAGGTGTTGTAAATCCAAACTCTACAATGTTCTTTTTCAGTAAATCAATCTGCTTTTTAGAATGCAACTTCTGATTTTTCTCGTATGGTTTTAAATTCTCTAGTTTTATTTGTTCTATTTTCATAAAAAAAAGATATTATCTATTATAATAATACCCTTTTGTATAGTGTTTTGTCAAATACTAATTTTTCATATTTTATCCTTTAAA